GGATTTATGAAAACCGCACGATTTGCGCATAAGAGAAAAGAAGATACCGCACTTGACTTGTCGTCATACGCTGATTTTGTTTGGAATTTCACGAGGGAAAACTAAAGCATGAAAAAAGGCGAAATCTACAAATGCAACACAAAAGATTTTTATGTAAAGGTGATCTGCATGACTGACTATATCCAAAACGTCAATGAGCCAAACGGAAGTTGTCCCCAGTACATTTTGACGCAAAGGTTGACAATAGATTTTTGTCATGACAAAGACTACAACCCAGCGCATTGGAACATTGAATACTTCAATGAGAATTTTCATCTTACAGAATTTGAAAAATTCAAGTCTTTGTAATGCAGATTTTCATACCTATTGATCCAATGGGTGCGCCACGACCAAGGGTGACAAGATTTGGGGCGTACAACGACAAGAAATATACAGAGTACAAAAAAGCTATTGGTATTGTAGCTAATAAGTTCACTATGTCGGATAGCCAAATATCAATAAAGATTGACTTTTTCTTTGAGTACCCAAAGTCATGGTCTAAAAAAAAGAAAGAATCAACGAAATGGCATACGTCAAAGCCAGACATTGATAACCTTTGCAAAGGGGTTCTTGATGCGCTTAATGGCGTCGCGTACAAAGATGACGCGCAGGTGTGCTTTGTATGTGCGCAAAAGCAATATGCTATACATAGTGGCATATTAATAGAAGTATCAAAGATGGAGAACCGATGAACAAATTTAAAAAATATTGCCCAAATGTATTTGTTGCCGAATGCGAGCAAGAGTACAAAAAAGGCGACTTAATCGATGTCACTACAAAATACGGCAAAGAAGCACAATGTGAAGTTTTTAACCTTCTTGGAACAAAAAACGGTCTGTTTTATTACTCTATTGTTAGAGTAGATCAAGAGAGTTACGCAAAAAGAAAAGCCGAAAAGTATGAAAATTTGGCTGAAAAAAGTGAGCAAAAGAGTAACGAATGGTACGAAAAAGCACAAGAGGAAAGAGACTTTTTGGCTTTAGCAGAACCGATCAAAGTTGGACATCACAGCGAAAAAAGACACCGTGCGCTCATCGACAGGAACTGGAACAGGATGGGCAATAGTGTCAAAGCTTCAGAAAAAGCGCAAGAGTACCAAGACATAGCAAATTACTGGAAGTCGAGAGAAAACGACATTGATTTATCAATGCCCGAAAGTTTAGAATTTTTCTCATACAAGCTAGAGGAGGCCCAAAAATACCACGCAGGGCTTAAAGATGGAAGCATCCCAAAAGAGCATAGCTACTCTATTGCCTACGCAAACAAAGCAGTCAAAGACCTTTCAGAGAAGGTCAAAACCGCCAAATTTCTTTGGGGAAACAAAGAACAAACTACAACAGAAGGAATCAAATGAACAAAGTAATTATGATTGGAAATCTCACACGAGATATTTAGGAAACTTGACAATATAATACAATTTAGGTAATATATCGCTATCGTAAAATAAAGAGGTGCGATATATGCTTAAAGATATATATGGTTATGAAGGTTTATACGCAGTTGATACATTGGGTAATGTTTATAGTTATTCTAAAAAAAATAAATATAACCCAAACCATGATGGGATGTATTTAAAGAAAACCAATGACAACGGGTATGACTATGTAACACTTCATAAAGAAGGAAAACAAAAAAAGTGCGCTGTTCATAGGCTTATAGCTGAGTCTTTTATAGAAAACATTCTAAATAGGCCGCACATAAATCATATAAACGGTGTTAAAAGCGATAATAGGGTTGATAATCTTGAATGGTGTACCCCAAAAGAAAACTGTATACACGCTTATAAAAATGGCCTTTCTGTTGTAAATGAAAATGCAAGAAAAACAAGTTCTGAAAAAATGAAAAAATGGAACTCTTCTGATCTTGGGAAAGAGCATTGCAGAAATAATGGCATAGCCAGGAGAAAGTTGTCAAAAGAGCAGATAGAACAAATAGTTGATCTTAAAAATAGTGGTAAAAGTGCATATTTTGTTTCAAAGATTATGCCAGTTTCTAAACCACAAATTTTAAAGATTTATAGAGGAGAGATTTATAAGGAGATTTTGAATGAGTTACAATAAAATTATCTTAATTGGTAATTTAACTAAAGACTTAACTTTAAGTTACGGTCAAAAAGGTACGGCCATTGCAAAAACAGGTCTCGCCGTCAATCGCCGTTTTAAAGGGCAAAATGGTGAGCAAAAAGATGAAACAATGTTCATCGATTTGACAATTTTTGGTCGTACGGCTGAAATCGCCAATCAGTATCTTGGCAAAGGGCGTAAAGTCTTAGCCGAAGGTCGCCTTGTCCTTGATCAATGGACTGATCAAAACGGGCAAAACCGTTCTAAACACTCGATTGCGGTAGAGGCTATTGAGTTTTTGGATAAAAAAGATAACGTCGACAGTGAGGTGGTTGTTGAGTACCAAGACACAAAAGGGAATATCACAAAAAAAGCTACAATGAGCACCGTAACGATCAGCGATGAAAACATCCCTTTTTAGGGGTGTTTTTTATTGTAAATAAATAACTTAAGTAACATATAAGGATATGTACGATATACTCTCTTATACAAAAAAAGGAGAATAAAATGGCAAGATGGCAAGATGGCAAGATTTGAGTTATTACGCAAATATCGAAACTGGAAGTGTACATGTTGCGTCATCCCTTCCCAAAAACTTGAAATATGCGACAAGGAGAAAAAAATTTGAAGCTGGATATGTATATATTGGGACATGGCAATGCAACCAAAACGGACCATACATCAACGAAAAAAGACAAATATGTAGAAGACTGTGGGGTAAGGAAGTTGTAATTAGTAGTATGGATTACGAGATTGAAATAGAAAAGATAAATTACAAATAAAAAAAGCCACTTTTAAAGTGGCTAATCTAGCGATAATAAAGGCTTGTGACCATCCCCATTGGGGTAAAATTGACCTCGCTAGAAGATCAAAGTTGTCGAGTAGATCGACTTGAAACCCTGCAAATCCCAGAGGGCAGATAAAAAAGAATCTGTTTGCATTAAAGGAATTGTAACAAATAAATTTTAAAACTAGATAAAAAAAATAAAAAGGATTAAAAATGGAAACAAAAAATAAAATACTAGAACAAACAAATGAGTGGAAAAAAATGAAAAAAGAAAGGGAGGAAAAAATGGAAGAACTAAAAACAAAAACAAAAGAAGCCATGGAAAAACTTGACTCGCAACTAAAAACATACGGAATGTGGGATCATACATGGATTTGCGAAGTTGCGTTCTATGACGACGGGGACGATACTGGGTACGGAGATCAAAAAGCGTTCCTATATTGGGACAAAGAAAAAGGATACGAAATAAAATATTTTGAAGCAAAGCACGGGGGGCAATGGGAGCCAATTGAGAACGACTTTGATATGAAGGTTGAACAAGTCAACTTAGAAAACATCAATAGCCATCATTTGATGGCTATAGCCGAAGCGCTTCCGAATCGTATTAGGCAACTATCCGAATTGTATATGGAGGAGATAAGTAATATTGAAACATTAATTAAAAACATTGAATAAAAAAAAGAAAGGAAACCGAATGAAAGAACATAAAGCATTAGACGCGCTACAGATCGATATTACGAGGTAAACTACAAATGATATGGCAAAACCTACCATCAAGAACACTCTCTCCGAGCGATCAAAAAATGGTCGATGATTGGATGAAAAAAAATAAACCACTTGTATCAGAAGATGGCGAAATAAAAAGGGGCAACAAAAAGATCGTCGTAAAAACCAATGAAAACGTAAAGAAGCAAAAATATAAAAACGGCCACAAGTTTGGCAATCTAACATACATGCACGACGTTCCTTATATCCGAGAGCGAAAAGCACTTTTTAGGTGCAAATGCGGTTCAGAGTTTGTTGGGATTGTTAGCAAAGCAAAAAACGGTAAGTTAAGATCTTGCGGATGCTATAACAAAAAGGATAAACAATGGCGAGACTATAAATGGTAGCCTATTAAGTGTCAATGGGAAGGCGTACATTTACGAAGCAGATCACGGAGATTTTGACGATATTGATTTTGGGTATTGGTTCACTGAGGTCGATATTAGCACTGTTAGTCAGTTTACTGGGCTCAAAGACAGAAATGGAGTAGAGATTTATGAAGGCGACCTTGTAAGAGCAACATCAAATGAATTAACTGGCAAGTGGAAACATATACGAAAACCCTGAGTTGTTACAATAGTGCACCGATTTTGATAAAATTTAGGTATAATAAGAAGAAAGCGACCACATGAAAGACCAAGACTATCAAGACAGGTTCTTTTTTATTGCCTCATGCTTTCTGGATGACAAGAGAGTTATGGCACACGCAATTTCGTATTTTTGTTGCGTTGAGAACAAAAAGTTGATTTATGTTGATCTTCTGTCTTGCAGAAGCGATTGTCTCGTATCGTATCTTGAACAGATAGCAGATGTGTTGTCACACAAAGAGCTTCAAGAATGGTGCGACGAGAAACAAAAAGAGCTTGACAATAGCAATGATAAATTTTGGAAGAACAGTGATGAAAAAACACTTGGGCTGATTGGGTGGAAGATTTGAATTTAACAACAAGAGACAAAAAGGTATTCTATGGCGTATAGCCAAGAGCAATGGGAAAGAGCTAGGGCATATTATACCGCAGGCCTATCCCTTCGAGAAATTGAGGCCAAGACAGGCATAAACAATAGCTCAATACAGAAAAAAGCCAAAAGTCAGCAGTGGAAGCATGGAGCAAATTCCGACTACATCGAAGCTAAAGTTGTAATTGCTGAAAAAAAATCAGCAGAAAATTCAGCGGTAATCAACACTTTAGACGAAATTGCAGACGAAGCAATACGAAATAGAGATATTATTCATAGGCTAACAAAGAAAGCATTAGCAAAGGCAGAGACGCTTCTAGACGAAGTTGATAATATGAGTGACATCAGAACGGCTATCGAATTAACAGATAAAGCATCACTCACACTTGGGGTAAACCAACGCCACGCCCCAAAGGTAGAGGTCACAAACACAAACGCACAACAAAATAATACCGACATAAAGAGAGTGACGATTGTCAAGCGAGATCATTGAGCTTTCTACCCCACAGTACGACTTTCTAACATCGACAAAAAAACACAGCGGTTTTGTAGCTGGATTCGGAAGCGGCAAGAGTTTTATAGGAACCCTAAAAACACTATTAAAAATTATTGATTGCAAAATACCAAAGACGGCGTACTATTTGCCAACCTATGGCGACATTCGAGATATTGCGTTTGACGGGTTCCCCACTGTTGCGGAGCTATTGGGGTATGAGTACAGGCTCAACAAGACGGACAAAGAGTTCTCACTCTATGAGAATGGGCGGAAGATCGGCATGACGCTTTTCCGGAACCTAAGTGAGCCTGAAAGTATTGTAGGGTATCAGGTCGGTTATACGCTCATCGACGAAACAGACATACCGCGCCGTCATATCATGGATAAGGCCTTTAAAAAGATCTTGGGCCGTAACCGCTTAGTCGTTCCGATCGAAGACCGAGAGATCCTATCTACCTTTGAGCAAACAAACACTATTCCAGACGGCGCATATTTCCATGACGGGCTTCAACGCCTTTGTTGGGTCAACTCAATCGATGTCGCAGGAACCCCCGAGGGGTTCAAGTGGTTTCACGATCGCTTTGTCACACACTTCAATCCACGAACAGACATATTGATAAGGGCTTCAACCTACTCAAACCTACACAATCTCCCCGACGATTTTATTGATACCCTTAGGGAGCAATATCCAAGTGAACTGTTTGAAGCTTATGTCAACGGAGAATTTATAAATCTCACTAGTGGGACAATCTTCAAATACTTCAAGCGCACAACACACCACTCTGATGAGGTTGATAACGGGATTGAAGAAGTGTTTATAGGTCAAGACTTCAACATCGGCGGATGCGTCTCTATTGTCTATGTTAAACGCGGAGATGTACTTGTGGCCGTAAATGAGTTCGAGAGCTATGATACCAAGACGATCATTGACAATATCAAACACATCTATCCAAACAGGGTTATAAGCATTTTCCCTGATGCTAGTGGAAACGCAAAAAAAACATCTGCATCTCAAACCGATATTAATATGCTCAGGAATGCAGGTTTTAAGGTTTTTGTTAATTCACGCAACCCATCTGTTAAGGATAGACACAATATTGTCAATAATCAATTTGACAAAATGAAGCTACTCGTCAACACAAAACAGTGCCCAAAGTTCACAAACGCCCTCGAACAACATGCCTACTCTTCGAACGGCGAACCTGACAAATTCAGTGGGGCAGGCACGGTGGACGACTACACTGACGCTGGAACCTATCCAATAGCTTATATGTTCCCGATCAACATTGAGAGAAAAGAGATAAAAACAAACACAGTAGGGATTATCTCGCCGTTTGCTAGAATGTAAAATATTTGGTAGAATTGACACAATAGGAGACAATATGACCAAAGAAGAGAAATTACAAGACATTCACGACAAAGCTATCTCAAACTTTAACAATATTCAATCTGTGATGAGAGAAGAACGGTTGATGTGTTTGCAGGATCGTCGCTTTGCTTTTATCGCTGGTGCACAATGGGAGGGGCCATTGGGTGAGCAGTTTGAGAACCGCCCTAAGCCTGAGATGAATAAGATCGCCCTAGCAATCACGCGAATTTATAGCGAGTACAGGGCAAACAGGATTAGTGTTAATTTTGTCCCCAAAGAAGTCGGCGAGTATGATGAACTTGCAGACACCTGTACTGGACTATATAGAGCAGATGAGCAAGACAGCCAAGCAGAAGAAGCCTATGACAATGCTTTTGAGGAAGCGGTAGCGGGTGGCTTTGGGGCGTGGAGATTGCGCACAGAGTACGAAGATGATGAAGATCTTGAAAATGAGTGCCAACGGATCAGGATCGAACCAATCTTTGACGCCGACTCATCTGTATTTTTCGACATGAACGCAAAGCGACAAGACAAATCTGATGCAAGATATTGCTACGTTATTACCGCTATGACCCCTGAAGCCTATCGAGAGGAATTTGATCGTGAGCCGTCATCAATCTCGAAAAGCATTACGCAAAGGTATTTTGATTGGTTTAGCCCAAATGTTGTCTATGTTGCTGAATATTATGTCATTGAAGAGAAAGCAGAGACTATCCACATTTTCGAGGGGCCTCTTGGTGAGGCTGAGAAATATAAGGGTAGTGATCTAGATGAGGAAAAGCTCAAAGACTTGGCATCGCGCGGGTTCACCGAAGCAAGAACAAGAAAGATCAAGACGAAGAAATGTCACAAGTACATCTTGGACGGGAATTCTATCATTGAGGATTGTGGATACATTGCAGGATCAAACATTCCAATAGTACCCGTTTTCGGTAAACGTCTATTCGTTGACAATGTTGAGCGGTGCTTTGGTCATGTTCGAATGGCAAAAGACGCACAACGTACAAAAAATATGCAACTCGCACAACTTATGGAGATTAGCGCAAAATCATCTTACCAAAAACCTATTTTCACGCCTGAGCAAATTAGCGGTCATGAGTATCTTTGGGCTGAGGATAATATCAAGAACTATCCATACATGTTGGTCAACCCATTGACAGATATGAACGGGCAAGTTATTTCAAGCGCACCGGTTGGCATGACACAGCCACCGCAAGTACCGCCCGCCCTTGGGTCTCTAATCCAGCTGTCTGATCAAGATATGAATGATATTTTAGGCAACCAACAAGCAGGAGAGCAAGTTGTATCGGCAATGAGTGGACGTGCTATCGAACTTGTTCAAACCAGACTTGATATGCAGGCGTATATTTATATCTCAAACATGGCAAAAGCAGTCAAAAGGAGCGGTGAGATTTGGCTTAGTATGGCTAAAGATGTTTTCGTCGAAAAAGGTCGCAAAATGAAGACCGTCGGCGGCCAAGAGGAAACCGACTTCGTAGAACTTATGAAGCCAATAGTCAATGAAGATGGGGAACTTGAATATGAAAACGACCTATCAAACGCGAAATTTGACATAACGGTAGACACAGGCCCATCGTCGTCAAGCAAGCGAGAAGCCACAGTTAAGGCATTGACGAACATGATGCAGATCACATCTGACCCTAACACGATGCAAGTACTTGGGGCGGCGGCGATGATGAATATGGACGGCGAAGGTCTTGGCGACGTTAGGGCCTACTATCGAAAACAACTTATTAAAATGGGGGTAGTAAAACCGACAAAACAAGAACAAGAAGAACTGATGCAAGAACTACAAGGCCAACAACCTGACGCGCAAACACAGTTACTACAGGCCGCCGCGCAAGAAGCACAGGCAAAAGCCAACAAAGCAATGGCTGACACAGAAAAAGTCAAAGCCGATACAATGTCAATTCTGACCAAGCTTGACAGAGAGGGTAGAGAACACGTTGTAGAGATGGCTAAAAAGCTTAATGAAATAGGGGCGGTAGATTAATTTGCAATTTTTTTTAAAATTGTTATCATTTTATAAAGGAATTTTATGGAAAATGAAGATGTTGTAAGTATTGACGATAATATAGACAGCAATGTTGAGGGAAACGACAATAATGATAATGACCTGAATGGTGAAAAAGAAGGCGAATACCAACAAGAAGAAGAGTATCAAGACGTAATTTCTATTGATGGCGAGACGGTCGAACCTGACAATGAAAATATTGCTATTGACGAGCTTGAGTGGCTTCGCGAAGAAAACAGAAAACTCAAAGAAGGCAACGGAGCAACCACAGAAAGCGCACCAAGACCAACACTTGAAGATTGTGGATGGGATACTGACGAGTATGGGAAAGCGGTCGAGGAATGGGTTATCGCAAAACTAGAGCAGGAACAAAAAGTTAAGTCGCAAGAGAAAGAGTGGGAAGAAGTTCTCTCGACATACAACACAGAAAAAACAAAACTAAAGGTCAAGGGCTACGAGATTGCAGAACGTACTGTTGGGAACACCCTCACAGTTGAGCAACAAGCCATTTTATTGCGAGGTGCAAAAAATGCGCCAGCAGTTGTCTATGCGTTAGGGGTAAACAAGAAAAAGCTTGAAGAAATTTCAAGCATCAAAGACCCCGTTAAATTCGCGTTCGCTATCTCTGACTTGCAGTCTAAAATGAAGGTAGAAAAGTCATCTACTCCACCACCTCCCGAACGCAGGTTAAGCGGATCGGCAAACGGGTCGGCGGTAGATTCAACCCTTGAGGCTCTTCGACGAGAAGCGGAACGAACTGGAGACTTTACAAAGGTCATTCAGTACAAAAAACAAATGAGGAGTAAATAATGTCAAATGCTTTTTCAAAAGAGGAGCGAGTTGCCTTTGAACAAATGCTTGAAGGTTTTAATGATGCGTTGGTTCTAAGCAAGAACGTCAACACATACCGTACAAATGCACAATCAATGGAGCGTCAATCTGATACAATTTGGCGGCCAATGCCTTACATTATGTCATCTTTCGACGGTATGGACGCATCTGCACAGTTTAAAGACGTAACACAGTTGTCTGTCCCTGCTTCTCTCGGGTTCAAGAAAGGCGTTGCCTTGTCTATGGATTCAAAACAGTTGCGCGATCAACTACAAGAGGGGCGGCTAGGTCAAGCAGCTATGCAAAAACTTGCGTCAGACATCAATGTGGCTGTGTCAAATGCTGCTTCATTGCAGGGTACTCTTGTTGTCAAGCGTTCAGCTGCTGCAACAGGCTTTGATGATATTGCTCAAGCTGATACTATTATGAACGCGCAAGGTGTCATGATGGGTGATCGCTATATTGCGCTCTCTAGCGGTGACTATAACTCGATGGCTAGCAACTTGGCTGCACGTCAAACACTAAATGGCAAACCACAAACGGCATACGAAAAAGCGTACATGGGCCAAAATGCAGGATTTGAAACATTCAAGCTTGACTATGCTTACCGTCTGACCGCTAAAACAGCTACAACAGTAACGGTCAATGGGGCGAATCAATACTATACACCAAAAGCGACAAGCACTGCGACGACTGGCGAAGTTTCAAACGTTGACAACCGCTATCAAAACTTAACAGTAGCCGTAACAAGTGGGGCCATCAAGATCGGCGATGCTTTCACTATCGCAGGTGTTTACGCTGTTCACCACATCACGAAGCAGTCGACAGGGCAGCTTAAGACGTTCCGTGTTGTTGATATTGTCAGCGGTGCTGGTGGTAGTGGCGTAATTAAGATTAGCCCTGCTATTATTTCAGGAGGAGGAGCAACAAACGCTGAGCTTATGTATCAAAACGTCGACTCAACACCTGCCAATGGTGCGGCTATTACATTCCTAAATACAGCCGATGGATTTGCTAATCCGTTTTGGTATAAAGATGCGATTGAGCTTCTTCCAGGTTCTCTATCTGTCCCAAGCGATGCAGGTATGCAAGTTATTCGTGCAACAACAGATCAAGGAATTGAGGTTGTCATGTCGAAACAAGCTGGAATCAATGGTCTTGATGCCAAGTTCCGATGGGATATTTTGTTTGGTGTGGCTGTTGTGAATCCCGAAATGGCAGGGATTATGATGTTCAATCAACCTTAATTGGTTTTTAGCCCCCTCTTTGAGGGGATTATAAAATTAATAAAGGAGAAGATATGCCACTGAAACAAGGCAAAAGTAAAGCGACAATTAGCAAAAATATTGCAACCGAGATTAAAGCAGGAAAACCACCAAAACAAGCCGTGGCTATTGCATACAGCAAAGCAGGGAAAAGCAAGGGTAAAAAATGAACAATGCAACAATGTTGTACAAGACAGGGACAAGTATCGCGCTTGATTGTGGAAGCTTTGACACGATCATTGTGCATAACAACGACGTTGATAAAGAATTAAAAAACGGTTGGTCTTTGCACCCATTAGACTGTAAGCAGGTTGAAGTGGTAGAAACAGAGGGCAAAAAGCGAAGCACGAAAGCGAAAAACAATGGCGTGGACTAAGCAAGATTACGTCTTATCGGCGTTTGATGAGATAGGAATTGCGTCATATCAGTTTGACATACAGCCCGAGATGCTTGACGTTGGGCGGCGCAAACTTGAGACAATGCTGTCGCAATGGAGTGGCGTTGGCATTCGTATAGGCGGAAGTGACGCATCATCTCCACAGAGCGGGAGCCTTGACGATATTGTCGGAGCACCTGACTACGCCCATAATGCGATTATCCTTAATCTTGGCATAGCTTTGTCAAGTGTGTTTGGAAAACAACTGTCACCACAATACATGAAGAGAGCCAAAGAGGCGTATGACGCAATGCTTGTTAAGAATATTACTGTACCAGAAATGCAACTAGCAAGCACAATCCCAGCGGGACAAGGTAATAAACTTCGTAGAACATACTCACCTTACCTCCCACGACAAGAGGACAATATATCCGACAAAGACGGGCAAATACAACTTTACTAAGGAACAAAATGTCTCAAATTTACCAATACCCAACAAAAGAATCTATCGACGGGAGCGAACTACTTGTATGTTATGATCCATCAAATAGCGACACCCGTAAATTTAGTGTTACGGCATTGTCTTCTTATGTGGCTGGAAAAATTTGCTCAAATATGAGCGGATACGTAACGCAATATAGCGCGCCATCGGCAACAGGATTTAACGTCTATACTACAGACACAAAGAACGACATCCACCTTATTCTTACGCCAACGGCTACATTCGCAAACGGAACAATCACACTTCCATTGTCGTCAAATACTATAGACGGGCAAAGAGTCTTAGTTAATTGCGCACAAGCCGTAACGACTCTATCAATCGGTGCAAATGGTGCGACAGCTGTCACTGGTGCTCCTACAAGCTTAACAGCTAACTCATTTTTCACGCTCAAATACGACAAAGTAACGTCAACTTGGTTTAGGATTGGTTAATCTTGCAAGTATCAATCCTTAACGGAATCTATACCGATCAAGCTGGTCAATTCCGCACGGCTTATCCTCGAAACATGATCCCCATTCCAAAAAAAACAGGAATGGCCGACGGGTATCTTCGTCACACAGACGGAATCATCAAACAAGCAGAATCTAGTGGTGTTTGTAGGGGTTCAATCAACTGGAACGGCACAATATACAGCGTTATGGGTGAAAACCTTGTAAGCATTGATGAGTATTGGAATATTGCGACGATAGGGAACGTAGGAGCAGGATCGACAGCAACATTAGACTACTCGTTCGACTATTTGGCTATCAATAGCGGTGGTAAAATGTTTTTGTATGACGGGGCAAGCCTCACACAAATAACCGATGCAGATCTTGGGAATATTATCGATTTCGTTTGGATCGACGGGTATTTCGCGATGACTGACGGTGAGTTTATCATCGTCAACGACCTAAACAACCCGTTTTCTATAAACCCATTGAAATATGGTTCATCTGAGGCGTCACCTGATCCGATCATAAGCCTAAACAAAGTTAGGAATGAGCTAGCTGCACTTAATAGATACACTATTGAATTTTACAACAACGTCGGCGGCGATTACTTCCCATTTCAACGCATTGACGGGGCACAGATTAACAAGGGTGTCGTCGGGACTCATGCGTCTTCCGTCGTCAATGATGTTATCTTGTTTGTCGGCGGAGGGTTCAATGAGCAGGTATCTGTTTATGCTGGTGTGAACGGTAGTTTTGAGAAAATCGCAACGTCAGAGATTGATCAGCAGTTATCTATGTACACAGAGGAGCAGTTATCTAATATTGTGTGCGAATACAAAATATATAACGGCCATGTCCATTTTATGATTCATTTGCACGACAAAACTATGGTGTACGATCTACAGGCATCTAAGGCAGCGGGTGAGCAGATTTGGTACTATTTAGATTCTGGCGTCAATACTGGGAATCGATATAGAGCCATCCATCATGTCTTTTGCTACAATCGGTGGAACGTAAGCGACACAAAAACACATAACATTGGCTATCTTACCGATTATGTTTCTACACATTGGGGCGATCATATTGGTTGGGAGCTTAGCACGCAGATGCTATACAATGAAGGGAATGGGGCATCTTTTGACTCACTTGAGCTTGTTGCCACAACTGGGAGGATTGAGAACGGTCTATCCCCAAAAATATCTACAAAATACTCTCTAGATGGTATCAACTGGAGTCAAGATCAGTTCATTTCTGTTGGTTCTCGTGGCGACACAATAAAACGCCTTGTGTGGTTTCGACAAGGTTTTATGAGGTCTTGGCGTGTCCAAAAGTTTAGCGGAACGTCCGAAGCAATGATAAGCGTCTCAAGACTTGAAGCAAAAGTGAGCCCTTTATATGTCTGAAATTATCCTATCTCGCAATCAGCTAAGACAATTCTTACCAACTCCTGAAGCGATAAAGGCGTTTGAAAATCTGTTTTTACGCGCAACGGTGCAAACACCAAGCGAGGTAGAGGATATTTACAGCATCGCAAGCTCAGCGCAAGGGTTGGCTAACCAAGCAATGTCTCAAATTGAGACGCTTAAGAAAGATGTAGAATTATTATCTTTGCGACCTGAACAGTCAGAAACAAATCAATCACTAGACTATATTCAGTTATACAACACGTTCGGCAAAATAAAAAAAGATGGGCTATTATACAGAGAGTACCCGCTAGGTGATTTATCTTTTGTTAATACAAACGGGCTTACCCAAAAGATCGGTTTTGACACTATTATCAATGTACACAATAGTAGCGGATCGGCAATCTCAAAAGGTTCTTCAGTCGGCTATGTTGGTGTGACAAGCGGAACAATATTGTGCCAAAAATTCTTAGCCGATGGGGCAACGCCAACGCAATACATCTTAGGTGTTGCGGCGGAAGATATTGCCAACGGTGCCGACGGTCATATTTTGTCAAACGGGTATATACTAGGGGTGAACGCCACAGGGTCGCTTTATGGTGAGACTTGGTCAAATGGTGATATTCTGTACACTCACCCATCTATACAAGGTGGCCTTACCAAGACAAAGCCAACAGCCCCAAAAAACGTTATCCCGATGGCAGTTGTCCTTGATAACTCGTTATCAGGATCAATCTATGTCAGAGTGTCTATTGAACAGCAACTATCGTACGGAGCGTTTTATGACACGACAAATCAAGCTATCGCTTCAATCAATACAGCATACCCTATTTTGTTTGGGGCTACTTCAAGTCAAAACGGTGTATCAATAGGCACCCCAACGTCGATGATTGTTGTTGCCAAGTCGGGGATGTACTCTTTTTCGTTTTCGTCACAATTGACATCGGGAAGCGCAAGTGCTAAAAATGTTTGGTTTTGGGCTAGGAAAAATGGGGTTGACGTTTCCTCATCGTCCATGAAAACAACAATTACTGGAGCAGGTGTTACACTGGCAACCTCTCGATCAATGTTTTTTAGTTTAAACGCAGGTGATTACATCGAGTGCTATTGGGCTTCAGACGATACAAACATCACACTCGAATCCGTACCATCCACAGCGTTCGCACCTGCTACGCCGTCGGTCATGCTTTCGGTTGAACAAATTATGCAATAGGAGCAAATATGTCGATTACTGTTAAGAACATTATCCCACCCAAACAAGCCGAGTCAAGCCAGACGACACAATATACGGCGGTAAACTGCAAAACAATCATAGATAAATTCACGGCAACAAATACAAGCGCATCAAATGTAACGATCAGCGTTAATTTGGTTGCTAGTGGCGGTTCTGCCACTTCATCAAATCAGATTGTATCATCTCGTGCAATAGCCCCAAACGAAACCTACTGCTTTCCCGAACTTATCGGGCAAGTTGTCGAACGAAGTGGATTTATTTCTTCTATCGCAAGTTCTGCAACTGCATTGACAATTAGCGCGTCAGGTCGTGAGATCGTTTGACACCACCGTAATGACTTGGCATAATACGACATGATTATAATAACAAAAGGTGTGACAAAAGAAAATATAGAAATGGTGTATGGGCACCCTTCTATGCGAAAAATAAAACATGATCACGCCGAACTTGGGTACATAGATCATCCGATGATCGATTATTATTCATGTTTTTTAAATGACGAGTTTGTGGGATGTTATATTGTGGCAAAGATATTCCCAATCGATTATGAAGTCCATATGCTACTGCTGCCAACGGCGGTAAAGAGACATAGAGAACTTGGTCTAAAAATGGCTACTATCTTATTTGAAGAAACGGACAGAATTAGCACCATTGTTATTGGTGGGATGAATAGCGCAAAGAACTACATAAAGAAACTTGGGTTTAAGCTTGAGGGGATAAAAAGAGATGCTTTTGAGCAAAACGGCATAAAAAAAGACGCCTATTTTTATGGGTTATTAAAAAAAGATTTTACAGGGGGTTAATATGGGGGGCATAAGTTCTACTATCGGGAGCGTCTTAGGTGGCACAGCTGGTTTTTTGGTTGGGGGCCCTGTTGGGGCTGCGGCTGGTGCTTCGATTGGTGGAACAGTTGGTGGAGGCATGGACTCTTCAACAGCGGCGAAAAAAGCCTCAAACGCCCAATACGATGCGGCAACAGCGGGGATACAAGAACAACAACGGCAATTTGATGCGATCGTCGAGATGATGAAGCCTTTTTTGGCCACTGGCACAACCGCGTTGGCGCAACAGGGTAATTTACTTGGAATTGGCGGCACAGGTCTACAGCAACAAGCCATCGACCAGCTCAAGAACAGTCCACTATACACATCATTGTTAAGTCAAGGTGAAAACAGATTGTTGCAAAACGCGTCGGCTACTGGTGGACTTCGCGGTGGGAATACACAAGCCGCAATGGGGCAACTTGCACCGTCGATCTTTAACACTGTTTACCAAAACCAATTGGCAAACCTTGGAGTATTATCAGGTATGGGGCAGGCATCTGCAGGACTACAAGCAAGCGCAGGTCAAAGCACTGCCGCTGGAATAGCAAACTTACTAGCCCAACAAGGTGCAGCCAAAGCTGGCGGTATTCTTGGGGCGCAAAACGCTAACACGCAAACCACAAATAGCCTGTCGAAAATTCTTGGCGGATTTATTTAAGGAGGGAATATGGACCCAATAAATTACACACAACTACAAGTACAGCCCGATATTTACGGAGGTATTCTTCAAGGTCAAAAGGATAGGATTCTGCTTGATACAGCAAAGCAGCAGCAAGCCCAACAGCAACAAGAGCAAGAAAGATTATCGCTATACAGACAACAGTTGTCAGATTATTTCGCAGCCCCATCACCTGATAAGCTTCTCCAAATACAAACGATGTTCCCCGAACAATCAAAAGCGTTTGAGCCACTTGTCAAAAGGATGAGTGAAAAGCAACTACAAGCAGAATTATCGGCAGGGATGCAAGTCTCGAACATGATCGGCAGCGGAAACGTTGAAGGCGCGACAAAACTACTAGATACACACATTGAGGGGATTAAAAACGCAGGTGGAGACCCAACAAGCCTTATCAATATCAAACAAGCCATTGTAAATGATCCTAAAAATGCAAAGTCATACATAGACTTTACCGTAGCGAACATGATGGGGGCTGATAAGTTCAAAAACTACGTTGATGCCAATAATGCTGCAAAAAAAGAAGGCAGAGAAGCAACTTTGTTTGAGAGTGATAAACTTAAAGCAGAGTCACTGGCGAAAGAGGCCGCCGCAAACGCACAAAAAGCCGAAACAGACGCAACCTATGCAGAAGCGAAAGCAAAAGTAGACTTAATGGACAAGCAAAGTCAGATTGCGCACAGGAAAGAACAAACAAAAATAGCAGCACTTAACGCATTAATTGCAAGAGAGGGGAATGCGCTAAAACGGCAAGAGCTACAAATACAGCTCGCACAAAAACAGCAAGACTTCTCACAAAAAGTTCAAGAGAGACAGGCTGACTTTAGCGCACAACTAACAAGTACCGACAATATGCTAGATACAATTTACGCTATTAAAAACACCAACAAGTCTGTACAATCTAGATCACTTGGCCCATTAGCGTCAAGAACAATAACCCTCACACAAGGCGGAGCGGATTTTGAGGCAAATATTGACACATTGAAATCGCAGGTGTTTCTTAACCAAGTTAGGGACTTCGTCGGTAAAGGTGCGCTATCTGATGCAGAGGGAAAAAAGATTAATGAATCAGTCCAAAACCTATCAATGAGACAGTCGCCTGAGCAGTTCAATAAAAATTTGAATACTATCGAGTTATTGCTTATGAAGGGAAGAACAAATTTGGGTACTAGGCACGGAATGAAGGTGCCAAATTATATACAACCGATAGATGACAACAAAAGAGCCGAGATCTTAAATAAATATTTAGTAAGGTAGATCATGGCAACCCTAGCAGACTTTAAAAACGCATTAATAAAAGCGCATCAAGCTGGTGACGAAACAGCCGCTAGATTTTTTGCAGATGAGATTATGAGGTATCAAGCACAGGGGAGGCTTGATAGCGACACAATTCCGATCCCAAAAGCAGAGCCATCATTGACACAAAAAGCAGCTGCCGCAGGAAAAGCAGCCGTCGCTGTTGTTGGAGGAGGTACAGCTGGGGCTGCTGGGCAACTTGTTGGGACAATTCAAGGCGTGACGCAGAATATCCTTAATGGCACATACGGAACGCAAAAGGGGGCAAGCGATGCAGAGAAAGTGGCTGAAAAGAAGGCACAGGAATACGCAGCCCCATTCATGCCGTCTGACCCATTAGCCCAAGAATACACATACCGCGCATTTAAAACAGTAGCCCCGCTTGTTGCACTTACCCCAATGTCACAAGCTGAGACAGGAGCAATACAATCTCTATCAAAAACAGTAGCCCAAAACGCAGTCACAAAAGCCGCCGCAACAATGGAAGCTATGCCAAAGCCAAGCGTAACACCATCATTAACAAAAGGAACACGGTCGGCGGTAGAAAGTGCTCAAAATGCTGGAATTGACGTTATGACCTCTGATGTATTTAAGCCTAAGACTTTCTTTGGAAAATCTATGCAGATGACAGCCGAGAGGATACCGTTTGCAGGGACAGGAGCAAAAAGAGAGGCACAACAAGCGCAACGGGAGAAGGCAGTAGAAAGCGCAATTAATGATTACGGCGGAAGCTCACCGCTTCAGTTAGTCCAAAAAGACGTGATGGACGATTTGGCGAAAACACGAGGCGATGAGATCAAAAAATATACAACAATGAAAAATGATATTTTCGACAAGCTTCAAGGAACGCCGGTTGCAACACCAAACGCGATAAATGCTATTGATACAGAAATATCACGGCTGACGTCGATGAACACAAAAAGCGTAGACCCAGTGATCAATAGCCTCAATGAGTTCAGAAAAACACTAGATTCAGGGGTTGATATTGTCAATCTTGAGGCTAATCGCAAGCTATTTGGCGAAGGGTTCAAATCACCCGACCTTGTATCTGTTAGATCAGAAGGAGAAAAGGCTACCCCAAAGATTTATCAAGCTTTGCGAGAAGACATGGGCAACTTTATCAAAGCCAATGGAGAAAAGAATGACCTCGCAAAGTGGCAAATAGCCAACAAAAGGCTCTCTGATTCGATGGCAGAACTCCAAAAAGGGTCGCTAAAGAGCGTCCTAAAGAATGGAACAGCCACCCCTGAAGTTGTGACGAGTTTGCTATATTCAAGCAAGCCATCTGACGCAATGGCACTTTACTCCAATCTTTCAGCCGATGGTCGCAAAAACGCAAGGGCAGCGATTCTTGGGAAAATTTACAAAGACTCTCTCGACCCTGAGGGGCAAATTAGCACAGCGAAATTCCTCAATGGCTTAAACAAAATGGAAAACAATGTTAAAGTATTTTTTCAAAAAGAAGATCAAAAACGACTTGAAGGGCTAAAAGAAGCCTTAGAGCTTACAAAACGAGCGGAAGAAGCGAAGGTATTAACAAACACAGGCCAGCAACTTAGTATCCCCTTTATGGCTGGTGCGGCAGGTGCTATGGGTGGCATTAGTGGTATTCTTGGTCTTGGAACTATCGGAGCAATCGCAAGGATTTATGAATCAACAGCCGTAAGAGATGCGCTTATGAAAGTTAGCAAGGCACCAAGAGCAGAAAAAAGCAAGGCACTAGAAGATTTATCAAGCGCAATCAACGCGAAACAGGCCACAGAAAAAACAAGATTCTAATTTGCTAAAAAAATATCAACTCGCTAAAATTAACAAAAACAGGGAACATAATGGCAACAGAAATTAAAGCCCCTTTTGATCAGTACACAAACAAGGTTGGGACACCTCTTAACGCAGGGAAAATCTACATCGGTGTCGCAGGAATGAACCCTGAAACTAACCAAATTTCGTTGTATTGGGACTCAGCCTTTACATCGCCTGCTCCAAATCCTGCAACAACAAGCGGAGGGCTTATCTATCGCAACGGAACACCTGCAAAAATATTTTGCAAAAGTTCAAACTATTCAATAACTGTCAAGGACAGTAAGGGGTTACTTGTATACTCAAATCTAAACACTATCAACAAGTCGGTCACGTTTGACAGTATATCAGACTTGGCGACAATTAACCCAAGCAGCATCGGATCAAATACTGTTGTCATTGGCGACATTGATCGCGGCGGTGTTTTCACATGGTCATCGACTGCAATAGCTAACGGGGGGACAATCTTTGCAGGAGCTACAGGATACTGGAATAGACAGTTCGATGGGGCTGTTAATGTAAAGTGGTTTGGACTAACAAATGATATTTCAAGTGATATAAATAGAGTTTTACAATATTATAATACTGTTGTTATAGATGCTGGTATCTATACATATGCCTCACAAATAGAGCTTAGAAGTGGGCAGTCTGTTATAGGTGTAAAACCATCAGAAATAGGGACTGGATATGCAACTACAGGTACAAATTTCGTTTCAAACGCTAGTTATACAGGAAAATGTTTTAATCTTGATGATGGTACATCAGCCCCATTAGATAATATTTCAATAATTGGCATTGGTTTTGATGGTAACAATAACTCATCTGCTATTTATTGTAACGATACAAGAAGTTGTACTTTTAAAGATTTAATATTTTATAACTACACAAAATGTTTTCACATGGAAACTGAAAATTGGTTAAATAATTTTAGCAATATTAAAGCGTTTAATTTTGATCGCTTTGTTTATTTTAATTCAGGTGGAGAAGACACAACATTTAATAACTGTATAGCGAGAGGGTACAGAGTAGGTTCGGTTGGTGTATATGTAAACTATTTTTCTCAGACAATGTATTTTAATGGTTGTGATTTATCTGAATGTGGTACATCTTATTTGTCAAATATTAGTTCTGGTAATCATTTAGTAGTATTTAATAGTTGTTATTTTGAATTAGCAGACCAAACACTAGATGGAGCAATATATCTAAACTCTGGAGCATCTAGTGAACAAACTGCTATTATGAATGGTTGCAGATTCTATTTTAAAGGGACAACTGTTACAGATAGCAAAGCACTTTATAGCAATGGTAATGGTAAAAATGAGTTTATCTCTAATGGGTGTAAGTATGATGATGTTGCTTATATTGTTAAAGATGGGAATAATGGTTCACTGCAAAAAATCAGCGGAGATGGGAATATCAATAACTCTATAGTTTCCATATTTTCTAATACAAGTAATAGTTTAAAAGAACTTGGTTTTATTGGAATTGCAAATATTGATAATCTACTTAGTTTAAATAAATCCTATTATGTAGTACATGATTTTACTACTCCATTTACTATCGATATGGCTTCTGTTGGAAACTTTGGGAAATGGTCAATAGAAATAACTGGAAATAATGAACCTATCAACAATGCTTCATTTATTTATCAACCAAAATCATACTTTTCCAGTGGGAAAATTACTGAGTTATTTGATGCAGATAGTGTGTTTACTGCTTCTGCTTCTGGTACTTCATTTACCATATCAGCGTCAGGTGGCGGTAACAGAAGATTATTAATAAAGAAAATTATATAAAGGAATAAATAATGAAAATTACAATTAAAAAACCGGATGGCTGGGTATCAGTTGGGGGTGGAAACACTATTTTTGTGCAAAACAATCAAGACACGTCAGGTATTTTTGTCTCTGATACAAAAGACGATACAAAGGCAGATTACATCATGATTGGGCAAGAGTACGAACTTATCAAGCCGACGTATATTAAGACAAATTCCGAAAACGGTGTAGGTGTTTCAGTTGTTGCTACGAGCGGGGCAAGTGTTATCATTAACGATGTCATTCCTGACGTTTCGGCATCTGAATTCTCGGACTTTTTTGACGTAACAGTAGCAACTTCAGGAGATTTTATCACAACATCTCGTTGTGCCAATGGGCAACAATTCACAGAGGTATCGATTGACCCACTTGCGCGAACTGAAACACAGACGATTATTGAAGCAAAAACGCCATTTCAATATCCTGCCTATTCCGAGATTACTGCAAGTTTGTCTCAACGAACGAAGGGCGATTATGCGGTGATGGAGATCACGGACAAAGACATGACACTTGTGGACGTTCCTGCCGAGTTCAATATTGTCTCAATGTCGCAAACAACAACGACTTTGACCGTCACTATCGATAGAGCCTTTGATGGGTGGATCGGGTCTTGGGTTGATATTTATGGACTTGTGGACAACCGCTTCTCATACACAAATCTAGCAGTAGCGACAATCTCATCTGATGACAAGACTTTGACATTTACAACATCGGACGAAACAACGCTTCCATCGTTGACAGCAACACCATCAAGCGTAACGGGAGGAAAACTCAAACGCCAAGCCAAGCTCATGTCGGCCGCCAACGCAGTTGCAATGCGATTTAGTGGAATATCTGCCACAACAGTATCATATATGAGCCGTTTTGACGGAAGTTCTATTAAAGAGTTTGGGACACTCACGGGATCTCGTCTTGTGACGTGCGGGTCGTCTGCTCCTACGTACACATCAGGAGCGACAGGGCAAGTTGAGTTGAAAGCTTCAACGCGGTATAGAATCGACCTAGCATCTGACTCTGTGTTTTTCTCGGATCGACCAATTGACGTATCGTCAAGCGTCTACACGGCGCGGGTAGAAGCGACAGATGTCAAGCCAAAACAAACGAAAGATTTTTATGCCCGCTTTCGGGCCGTCAACCCAATGTCAACAAGCCGACCCGTTGCTAAGATCGTAAGCGCGACAAAATCAGCAAGTGCTACTGCTACCATTGTCACGGCATCAGCCCACGGACTTGTGACTGGGAACTATGTCACGATTGCAGGAGTTCGCGATCAAACAAACTTCCCTAACATGCCAGCAGTAGCAGCCGTAACAGTTGTCAATAGTACGACTTTTACGGTAACTATCGGGTCTTCTGCTACAGCTACGTCATACGGCGGCGGTGTGTCACTCGCCAACGGGCAGGTTGTTCAGCAAGGACTCATTGCGCAAACTATTCAATCAGTTGCGCGCGATTCGCTTGGAATTGTCACGCTTGTCGGGAATGCGTCTTGGTCAGGTATTGGTGGTGTCGGTGAATATGTCAATATTTACGGTGTTCGTGACGCGTCAACTGGTGCTGATCTTGGGTTTGATGGTATCTACAAAGTCCACAACTTTGCAACCACAACGCTATTACTAGAACCAGTCAAGGACTCGACTGGGGTAAGTGTGCTTTGCGGCGATGGAACACTTGCAACACCGACAGGTGGAGTGGTTTCAACGACAAACTGCGGGGGTATGGTCATCCTTCGTACAACATTGAGAAGCCATGATTTCGTATGCCGAAAATACTCTGAAATGAGCGTGAGAATCCAAGGCCAGGGCACAAACAGAAGTGATCTATCTTTGCCAACATATTCCGTAGGCGGGTCTGTATCAGCAACACAAGGGACAGCCGCGACAATTTCCTCAACGACGGGTCTTGGTGGTTGGTACATTCACCCTTCTGTCACAGGTATTACGGATGTAACAAGCGCGGCGATCACTTCAACTTCAACTGGGTCGTCGATTTCTAATAACTTGGGAAATGGGTTTCAGGTTGCTATTCCAGTCACAGCAGCTACAGGCACATCACCTACGCTAGACGTACGCATAGAGCAATCTCACGACGGCGGTACGAACTGGGTGACGCTATATGAATTTCAGCGAATCACTGCAATGGGGTATTATATTAGCCCATTGCTACGGGCAGACGCTAGAAATATCCGATATGTTCAAACGGTAGGGGGGACGTCTCCATCGTTCACTCGATCTATTGTGCGAAATATCTTGCCGTTTCATAACGCCGATAAATTGGCGCGCCTATTTGATAGAACGGTATCACTAACGACGTTAAATGCAGCAACAGCGTCTCTATTTGCAGGGAGTGCAACAAACGCCCAAATTGTCATAAACATTGGAGCCGCGACGACAGCACCTATCCTTAAACTACAGGGATCTGATGACAACGCGAACTGGTACGACCTATCTGCGACAACATTAACAGCAGTTGCGAGTAGCACGGTGCAGATGACAATCAACAACGTGAATTCAGCCTATATTCGCGGGATTGTCTCAACAGCAGGGGCTACGGTAACGGCTGGATATGTTATGATTAAGGCATGGTCATGATGACGTACAATGAAAAGACAAAGCTATACGAGCAAGATGGGCAAACATTCACAAAGACAGGCGAGTGTCTCTACTCTGTCGATGAGACTCTCATGATTGCTGAGAGTTTTCAGAATACAAAAACAGGCGAAGTCGTCACGATCGATAGGGAGCTATAAAATGGCTAATTTTGAAGAGGCGTACGAAAAAACAAGTGTTTTTGAGGGCGGATACTCAAACGATGAAGACGATGCAGGGGGAGAAACATATCGAGGGATCGCGCGAAACTTTTGGAAGAAGTGGGAAGGATGGGTAATCATTGACACATACAAAAAAAGCTCAGGCTTTCCAAAAAAATGGAGTGGAATCACTAAGATTTTGACCAAGGATGAACGACTAAATCAACTTGTCGAAGAGTTCTATAAAAAAAACTTTTGGGATGAAGTGCGTGGTGACGATATTACAGACCAGCGAGTAGCCAACAATATCTATGACTTTGCAGTCAATAGCGGTGTAGGTCGTGCTTCTCGCTATGCGCAAAGAATTGTCGGAACTGTCGAAGATGGTGACATCGGGCAAAAGACGGTTTCAGCGATCAACACATACGACCCAGACGAATTTATCCTAAAATTCAAAAATGCGCGTGAGGCTTTTTATCGCCGAATTGTCGCAAATGATCCAAGCCAAGAAAAGTTCTTGGACGGTTGGATCAATAGAACAAAGGATGCGTAAATGAGTTGGATTACAGATTTTATCACACCAATAACTGGGTCTTTCATTAGAGACGTTGGGGACACAGTTAAACAGTTTGTTACGACAGACAAAGACCGCATTGAGCTTGAAATGAAGTTAGAAGAGATGCAAAATAGCTTTATCCTGCAACTTGGACAACAAGCAAATGATTATGAAAGCCAACTCACAGAACGGCTAAAGGCTGATGATACAAGTGATTCATACCTAGCGAAAAACATCAGACCTATGACGCTCATCTTTATTCTTGTCATGTACTCAATTCTTTCGATTAGTTCAGGGTTTGACTTCAAGGTTACTGAGAGTTATGTACAACTACTTGGTCAGTGGGGAATGCTGATCATGTCATTTTATTTTGGATCAAGAGGGATAGAAAAAATAGTTAGCACTTTGTATCCAAGCGGAGTTGGACGAACGGCGGGAAAACAATGATAAATAAATGGGGATACTATGGAGTTTAACAGTGAGATTGTATCAGCCTTTTGTGGAATTGTCGCAACCTTTGCAATAGTAAGATACCAATCAGGCGAAACAAAAAAACAACTTGAGGAGCATGAACACGACAACAAGAGACTCGCAGAAGCCGTGTTTAAGAGGCTTGATGAGCATGGAGAGGCGATTGTCGCATTACGAACTAAGCAAGAGTCAACGATCACAGCCAAAGAGGTCGCTGATGGGTATGTGTCCAAAGAGCTGTTTAGGCAGTTCGAGAAGCACATAGACAGCAGATTTGACGGGGTTGACGACAATTTGGGAAAGATTTTAAATAAAATTGAGTCTTTGAAGTAGGTAATTAATTAAATATTAATATATACTTGATTATAATTAAATGTTTCGGCAATGGCTTATCCTTTCCAGTTGCTGAACGCTATAGCTAATCTTTACCCATCTATTGAAACGGTCATAACGTTTATAGGTGGGGTTTTTGTTATTTAGGCTTTTAATAAAGGCGGGGCTTCAAGCTGTGGTGGCTCGCTCACCCGTCTTTATTAGGAGCTTGAAGCAGAATGAGCCACCACCCTCTCTGCATAACTCTCAATCTCTTAAAAAAATCTTCTATGGTGGTGTACAAATGTACACGATGGAGCTTATTCATATTCAACAAGCGACAATTGGTGACGGTGCGGTTAACGCCGTTATTCTAACAGTTGACACAGCTAAACATATTGCAAGCCTTAACATCCTACACCGTGGGACTCACGGGAAGTGCCTGCAAGCAAACACTCATTGGAGTGTGGAGCAGGAAGCCTCACCTTTAAAGGTGGGGTAGGTCACCAAGTCTTTGTCAAGTCTTGACCCTGATGAAAAGGGTATAACTATTACGGATACCCTAGTATGGAAACTCAAGCAGGTCAATATTAGAGCATTGTTTCTTGGTGCAGATCATGAATAAAAATATAAAAATTAGTATGGTTAATTTTATATTAATATTTTAAAGTTATAATTTAGTGTTCAAAACTTATATTAAAGGCATTTAAATGGTAACGGAAGTGGTAATGCAACGAGAGCTTTTTGGCATGGTAATAAGCCAAAAGTTGCAGATTTTATTCGGGTTGAATGTGGCGTTAAAGACTGGAACAGCGCAACAGAAAAACAATTAAAACTTAGAGATAGAATACACGAAAACGTCGCCCTTTTGTGTGATGTTTTAAATGACCCAAACGAGGCGATAAAAATCGGTATTTTAAAAGCCAAAGAGGCGGTGACAAATGGCTGAAAGAAGGATGTTCGCAAAACCAAAATAGCCTAAAGCGAATATCCGCTATAATTTGCGGATAAGCTTTTAGTGGACGGTAGCAAAAAGGTTTTCCAGTACCTACGCACTCCCGTCCCCTAAGGGCTTAGTTGAGTGCGTGAAACTGGAAACTTCCACACTCCCCTTAATATTATATTCCGAAAGCACACTATGACATACTCGTTTGATACCGAGTTAGCACAAAAATTAGGCGTAAACGAAGCGATTTTGCTCCAAAACATAGTCTTTTGGCTTTTAAAAAACAAGGCTAATGGCTCTAACTATTACGATGGGCGATATTGGACGTACAACAGCCATAAAGCATTTAAAGAGCTATTTCCGTTTTGGACGGAAAACCAAATTCGCCGGATATTAGAGAGTCTTTTTGAAAAAGGGGTAATCTTAAAAGGCGGCTATAATTCTAGCCCGTACGATAAGACAAAATGGTACGCTCTATCTGACAAATATGCCTACTTGATAGGGCTAAATAGTCAATCCGATATGGCAAATTTGCCAGATGGGGATGACGAAAATGCCGGATGTTTAATAGGTACAGATAGTAAACTAACAGATATAAAACCAGATAGTAAACAACAGATAGTAAACACAGAAATTGTCGAGCAAATAATTTATTACCTAAATTCCAAAACAGGAACTAGGTATAAAAGCAATAACAAAGATACGATAAGGCTCATAAAAGCCCGTCTAAAAGAAGGCTTTACCCTAGACGACTTCTACACCGTAATCGACAAAAAAGTCTTGCTATGGGGGAAAGACCCTAAAATGCAAGGGTACTTAAGACCTGAGACGCTTTTTGGCACAAAATTTGAGGGATACTTAAATGAAGTTGTGTCAAACGCAAAGATGATGAGCACAAACGGCGTTTTCAGCGAAAAGACTGTCAAAAATCTTTCTGCTATTGAGGAGTGGGTTAATGACTAAGCATGAGTTTTTCCCATTATTCACGTTGTTGTGCGAAACATACAACCGAGAGCCAACCAAGAGTTTATCAATGGCTTATTATATGGTGCTTGATGGCTTAACTGTAGATGACTTCCAAAACGCCGTAAAGTCAATTTTGGCAAGCAGAAAATACTCAACAATGCCACTACCAGCCGATCTTCTCGAAGCAGTACACGGTAGCACCGATGACAAAGCACTTATGGCTTTAGCGCAACTTGAAGACGCGATCGGTCGCTACGGGACGCACAAATCTGTTTGCTTTAAAGATCGGCACATTATGGCAGCAGTACAAGCAATTGGCGGATGGGTATCTATCGGGACGATGGAACAGAAAGAATGGGAGTTTAAACGCAAAGAGTTTTTGAAGGTTTACCAGGCCTCATCGAGATCCCCAAACGGATTTGACGCTCCACGCTATCTTGTCGGCATGGCGGAGCAGCAAAATAGATTCAACGGTCACGATGAGTATGCAGATCAAGAGCATATCGCCCTCATTGGTAATTTTGAAATTGACGGGAACGCCGTTAGGTCTATCGCTAGCGGGGCGTTTGGCAAGTATGCGCCAGCGTTGATCGGCGAGAGCGAACGACAAAAAAATAATGCTGTCGAACTTGCAGCGTCTATTGTTAAAAGGATCGGTGGATGAGAGTTGGGACTTTGTTATCTTGGGTGGGGAGTCCTGAGCAAGAGGGATATGCACGTTATGGAGCAAAAGGAATCACGCTATGTGAAGAATGGAAAGAAGATAAAACAAAATTCTTCGAATGGTCTTTAAAAAATGGCTATACAGATTATTTGGCTATAGACAGGATAGATTCATATGGAAACTATGAACCATCAAATTGTAGATGGACAGATAGAGCCACTCAAGGTAGAAATATGCCAAAACAAAAAAAAGGGATAAGTGGCATAAAATGATGAGTATTGGATATGCAAAAACAAAACGAGAAGCAGCAATACTCAGAAACAACTTTATAGAAGAAAACAAACTAGATCATTTAAAAAGCGAAGTACCAAATGAATGAATTGAAAATGATATCACTATTCGCAGGAATAGGAGCGGTTGAAGTCGCTGCAAAGCGTGTGTTCGAAAGTGTAAAAATAGTCGCAGCTGCTGAGATAGATAAATTTGCAAGAAAAAGCTATATGTCAATCCATGATATAGACGAGGAGCATTTTTATACGGACGTTAGAACAATGGACGGAACTCAATATAACGGGAAAGTAGACCTTGTAGCTTTTGGATTTCCTTGCCAAGACTATTCTATAGCTGGGAAGCGTGCAGGACTAGAGGGGCAAAGGGGAACACTTTTCTATGATGGGGCAAGAATAATAAAAGAAGCAAGACCGAGATATTTTATTGCAGAAAACGTAAAGGGTTTATTGTCTTCCAATGGAGGGAAAGACTTTGAGACAATAATGGATATCCTTAGGAATGATTTAGGCTACTTCTGTCATTGGGAAGTTTTAAATACAAAAGACTACGGAGTGCCTCAAAACCGTGAGCGTGTTTTCATTGTAGGTTTTTTAGATCACGAATCGTACTATCGTTTCCAGTTTTCGCCAAAAATACCTCTCGAAAAACGGCTTAAAGACGTACTTGAAGAGAAAGTAGACTTGAAATACTATCTAAGCTCAAAAATGGTTGAATGCTTTAAGCGGCACTCAGAAAAAATGGAAGAGCGCGGAAATGGTTTCAAATGGAGCCCAAAAACAGGCGATGATATTGGAAGATGTATTACAGCTCGTGTTCATAAGTGCGGTGTAGATGATAATTATATCAACGAAGGCGTTGTCGGTATGCTCGACATCAAAGGAAATGAGCAGATCCGCAGAGTTTACGGATCTGACGGAACCGAACCATGCTTGCAGACAATGCAGGGGGGCAATAGAGAGCCAAAAATAGTCGCGATGCGCGGTCGTAATCCCGAAAACCCAAAATCGCGTGAGAGCGGTTTAGAAACGGTTCAAAAGGATAATTTGGTTTTGGAGCCTGAATACCGAATCCGCAAACTTACACCGCTTGAATGCTGGAGACTTCAAGATTTCCCAGATGAAGCACACGAAAAAGCAAAAGCAGCTGGAGTATCGGACAGCCAAAGATACAAGCAGGCAGGGAACTCGATGACGGTCGCGGTGATGGAAATGATTTTCAGGCAGCTTGAAAAAAGTTTAAGCGGGGAGTATTGTCATGGACAAGGCAGGCTATTTTAATGCTGTCAAAAAAACAACAAACATTCAAAGATAAAGACAAGACAGCTAAAGACAAAGACTACCTTCAGTGGTTCTCAGAACAATCATTGCCTTGCATCGTTTGCGAAAAACCCAAGAAGAAGGGCATCATGTTTATAGCGCACTTCACGGCAACCATTAAGCAACTCTTAAGCAACTATTAGTTATACTTCTCTCATGCAACATGGCGAGAGCTTTCCTCGAGTAGGATAAATGACCCACATATTAGGTGAAGCGTCTAATGGATGATCACCATATAATCAGAGTTTTTAATTAATCCTTTTGATGAGAAGGTTTAACAAAAACTTAGGAGGATACAATGAAAGAATACATAGGGACAAAGATCGTAAAAGCTGAACCGATGTCAAAAGATGGCGTTGATGGATATAAAGTCATTTATGACAATCCAAATAACACAAAATATCAATCGTGGAGTCCAAAAGACGTATTTGATGAAGCATATACAGAACTTTCATTAAATACGGAGTTTGTTCACAATAAAGTTGTTGATATGTTTTGTGAGGCAAATAAAAAATTTGGTCAGTTTATGCCTCAACAATATGTTTGTATATTTTTGGAGTTGTGCGACAAATATGGAATGACTTTGAAGAAGGACGACCAATGAAACATATGGAAAAAGTAAAGCGTATCTATCTAACTCCGAATGAATCGGGTAACGAGAATATACAAAAAGCGGTTGAGATTTTGAGAAAAGAAGGCAAGAAGATAACACCTGCCACTTTCTGTTATAACGCTGCAATTGAGGCGGCTACAAATGCTGTTAAAAATTCAAAGTGAAAGGCTAGTATGAGCAAAGTTGATGCAAAAGTCGAAGAGTTCATAGAAGAACTTGACAATATTAGGGCTGATTTTGTCCACTGGTGCCGTACGAATGGCCTTGAAGAAGACGAGTTGATCATCGATGCGCTAGATGCTGTTTTTGGGGCTTCTGTTAAGGTGCAAAAAAGATGACAAACGCCGAGTATCACGCCCATCCTGCTTTAGGGTCGAGCAATTTAAAACAAATATTGAAAAACCCCTATGCTTTTGCTACTGGTATTAAACAAGAACAAACGGCTGCAATGGCTCTTGGATCGGCGGTGCATACGTTGGTGCTTGAGCCGCATAAATTTGGAGAAGAATTTGCGGTTGCTCCTGAGTATGATGCGAGGACAAAAGAAGGCAAAGAGATCAAGGCGGCTTTTGAAGCGTCTTGCATCGGGAAAACGATTTTGAAAGCAGACGAATACGAACGCGCAAAAACGTGTTCGGAAATCGCAAAACAGATCGCTGGGCGGTTCTTCAAGGGTGGAGTCGCTGAATCATCGTTTTTTAGTGAATTTGATGGGACGGCGGTTAAGTGTCGCCCCGATTATTATTTGGAGGATTTGGGGATTATTGTGGACGTTAAAACTACCGCAGACGCATCGCCGGACGGATTCATTAAATCGGTGGCAAACTTTGGCTATTACCTACAAGCGGCGTTTTACATGGACGTATTGCAAAGTCTTGGGAAAAATGCGGATAAATTTATGTTCGTGGCAATTGAGACAAAAGAGCCTTTCATGGTTGGGTTGTATACATTAGATTCCGTTTCGATTGACTTTGGCCGCTCAGAGTACAAGCGGGCTTTAGAGATTTATGGCAGAATTGATGATTTTAGATCTCCAGTCTACAAAGACACAACTACAGGTGAGGCAGTACAAACGCTAACGCTTCCAAATTGGTGTTTCTATAAGAATGGTGCAAGCTACTAAAGGAAATATGAATGAGATTAATTAAAATCTTAAACAGAGAAGAGTACGGAAATCAAGGACAAAAAGTAAGAATGGCAATATTTGAATGTGGGGAATGTGGTAAAAATTTTAAGACAACATTTAACACAAAAGCAAAAATGTGCGTTTCATGCTCTAACAGGAAGAGAAATACAAAACATAATTTAACAAACACTAATAGAAAAATATTTGCTAGATGGAATGCAATGATGCAAAGATGTTACAACAAAAACCATTCTGCTTATTGCAACTATGGGGGAAGGGGCATTGCCATTTGTGAAGAATGGAGAAACGACCCTAAATCATTTGTTGAATGGTCTTTTGCGAATGGGTTTGATGAATCACTAACACTTGACAGAATTAATGTTGACGGCAACTATGAGCCGTTAAATTGCAGATGGGTCTCAAGATCAATACAGCAACAAAACAGAAGAGTAACGACAAAAAATAAAAGCGGCTACAAAGGTGTGGATTTCAGTAAGCCTATGAATAAATACAGATCAAGAATCTCGCTTAATAGAAAATCTATCATTTTGGGATATTATGAAAATCCAAAACACGCGGCTATGGCATACGATACGTTCGTAATTGTTTACGGGCTTCAACACACAACAAACTTTCCAAAAGGAGTTTTCGCATGAGTAATTTAACACCAAAAGATTTTAGCAACACCTTAACGAGTTACGCTGAATCGAAAATGTCCCAAATCATTAGTTTGGTAGGTGATCAAAAAAAGGCTGAAAAGTTTAAAGCCGATTTGGCGCTTATGTCGCTCGATGCTGGGCTTGTGAAATGCACCCCGTTATCAGTATTCACAACAGCGTTAAAAGTTGCCCAAGTCGGGCTGTCAATCGTTAAAGAGCGAAAACAAGCATATCTCGTACCATTCAAAAATAGGGGAATCGATGAAGCACAACTTCAAATTTCTTACATCGGGTGGCAAATACTCGCCAAACGTGCAGGGTATGAGATCGATTGTGAGCTTGTTTACAAATGTGATGATTTCGATTACGTTGTCGATGAAAACGGGAAGAGCTTTAAATTCAAAGCAAATTTAGATGAACGCATGGACGACAAACGTCAATGGGTAGAAGAGAACTTAGTTGGTGCTATGGTATGGAGTAAAGATATAATCATTGGATCGTTAAAACGTGACTTTATCAGCGCTAAACAGCTTTTTAAATTACGGTCAAATAGCCCGTCAATCAAATATAACAAATTCAGCGCATGGGACGATTTCACAGTTGAAATGTTTAAGGCAAAAGCTATTAAATCGGTAGCATCAAAACTTCCGACAGACAATGAGGCGTTAATGATTGCGGCCAGCGCCGATAGTGAGGTTGAAAAGAAAATCTACGAAGAGAAACAAGAAGACACAAAAGCTATCGACCTTAATGCAATGCTAAACGAGCCAACAGACATTGAAAAGACTTTTGAGGATGGCGTTATTATCGAGAGCGAGGCCTTAGATACACAAAACGAGTCGAAAAAGAACCTTAACGAGGCATTAAGCGCAAGACAATAAATTACACCCCCAAGTTGGGGTGTTTTTATTATAAATAAATTATTTAAGTTATCCATAAGTATTTATATGCTACAATCTCTTATATAAAAAAAGGAGAAGATAATGGGACTACCAAATCAAGCTTTTTTCGTTTTTAGCCTCGCACCGTTCGCGCTTTACGCGTTTGTCGTTGCCGAGGAATTTCTAGAAAAAATTTACGACAAAATAACAGGAGAAGAAAATGAATAGCATCACAAAGCGGATGATTTCAGCGCAACTTGAGGACAAGATGATCCATAAAATTATCGAAATTCAAAAAAAACAAATTCTACAGACAGGGAAAAATGCATCAAGAAACAGCATCATAGTCATGCTACTAGAACTCGGGATAAAAGAATTTGAAAAACAAACAACAAAAAAAGGATAAACATGAGCCAATCAACAGAAGAGCTAAGAAAAATTCTTGATGCTCATAAAAAATGGCTGAACGACGAAGACGGCGGTAAGCGTGCTAATCTAATCGGTGCTAATCTAATCGGTGCAAGTCTAATCGGTGCAAGTCTAGGCGGTGCAGACCTACGCGATGCCTATCTTCGCGATGCAGATCTAGGCGGTGCAGATCTACGCGATGCAGACCTACGCGGTGCAAGTCTAAGCGGTGCAAGTCTAAGCGGTGCAAGTCTAAGCGGTGCAGACCTACGCGATGCCTATCTTCGCGATGCAGATCTACGCGATGCAGATCTACGCGATGCAGACCTACGCGGGGCTAATCTAATCGGTGCAGATCTACGCGATGCAGATCTAGGCGGTGCAGATCTACGCGATGCAAGGCTAAATCACTCAATCGGGGACAAAACATACGTCAAATCGATGCAAATAGAAGAGTATAGCATTGTCTATACTAGTTATCGACTTTTTATTGGGTGCAAGAGTTTTTCTTTCGACGAATGGAAAGAGTTTAGCGATGCCGAAATTTCAAGAATGGACAGTGGCGCGCTTGAATGGTGGAAAAAGTGGAAAGATACAATTTTTAAGATTATTGAAATGTCACCATCTGAACCAACGAGGGAGAATAAATGAAAAAGTGCATCAAATGTGGGGCTATGAAGCCAGTTGACAGTTTCGGAATCTACAACAGAAACAAAGACAAGAGGAACAATGTATGCAAAAGTTGCAGAAATGCTGACGTTCGGATTAGGCGTTTGCTCGTCAAGAAGCCTATCCAACCAACGCCAAAATTCAATATTGGCGACTACGTTGTAGCTTCAAGCAGCGTTGGAGACGCAACATTTTTAGTTAAAGATATTCACTTTTGTAAAATTTCTTATTACCTGTTTTACAATGGCCAAAAGCTTCCTATTTTTGCCCAAGAGAACTTACGAAAAGCAACAAAATTTGAGGAACTTACCTATCGTTTTTTTAGTTGGATTCAAAACCTAGGACGCAAAAATGGAGAATAAGATCGTAACAATATTGGTAGTTATTCAGCTTTGTCTAACCTTTGCCATGTTTGTATCGGACGCAACATACAAAACAAACACAGCAGAACGGATTGATAGGCTTGAAGATCGAAACGTGACAATGAAGATGACAGCTGAAAGCGGAATTTTACAAACGCCTGAGAAGTTTTTTGGGTGCTATGAGGTCAAAGAGTGATCTGGGGTTGCCTATGCACCAAGACCGTCAATGTCGGCGGTCGCAAACTAAAATGCCACAACAAAAAACAAGTTGTGCGCGCTACCATATACTTAAAAAGGAAAAAAGATGGAAAAGTACGCGAAAAAAATCGAGGCGTTGCTTAAATGCGTCAAGGCCAAAAAACACCCAAAAAAAGAACTCCGTGGCATATCCGTCGATAAAAACAAACTTATCGCTACAGATTCGAGGCACATGATTGTTATTGAGTTCAATGAGAATTTTACGGACGAGGAAGGAGTTATGCTTGTTGAGCGAATAAGTGACATAAATCTTGATCTTTCCTATCCGCAAAACTATGAGCAAATAATGACAGCCAATGGCGGGGTTCTTGGCTTTATGGGGCTTATACCAGTTATGTTAAAATATGGAAAATTCGTTGATTATGCAAGGACAATCCAATCCGACTATAGCGATTTTACCGAAAAAGAAACAGGCAATTACCTCGATTGTATTGCTGGCGAGATGGTTCTATTGAGCGGATCATTTGTTAATATTCGCCAAATTGAGAAGCCAATCAAGATTATATGTGATATCTGTGAATTTGGGCTACGGTTGTCGCAACATAGACAAGAAACACCAATTTTTTTGCGGGGCAACCTATCAGACGGCGGAAAGATAACGTATATAACAATGCCAGTTACAAGGTAACAAACATGACATACGGTGAAGAATATGTGCACTTAAGGAATGAAGGCTTCAAGATCGAAGGTGGATACTACAATCAAGGATGTGAAAATCAAAGGAGGCCCAAAGATGTTGTTATTAGCGAAATGACATCCAAGCTCCGCGATAAATGCTGGAACACAATGACGCACGACGAGGCAATTGACGAGATTTTGGGAGAAATTGAGGAAAAAATCAAGTCGCCGCAAATGAGAAAAAAGCTCCAACGCATCGCGATCGAAGCGATCAACAGATATATTTTCTTGACGGGGGCATAAATGTTGCAACATCTACTACTCCCAATCAAACAAATCAGGGGCGAGGCGGTGCATATCCTCGCGCTACAAGTTCTTGATGAGTTCATGGATGAATCGACAGTAAGATCAATGACACTAGCTGATGAGGAAACGAAAGAGGCGTTCTGTGAAGTTACGAAGCTTCACGAAGATCTATCTTCATCGCTTGGCGGGCCTATGGACTACATGGCGTATAACTTTTATACGCATCTTCTTGCACGGTACAACGACAGGAACAGGGCGGAAATAAAAAAAGGTAAATGGGATGACATACCAGTCTTTTTTGTGGCGCATCTGCTTAATCGATACTCGTTTGAAATGGGGCAATATGTTCCAAAACATAAATACACAGTCGAAAGTTTAGATAATATCATCGCGCTTTTTAGGGAGCTATGCAACAACAAAGAAACATTGCGCTCAAGCTTCAAGGTCGCGATGCAAATTGCAACACTTGCAAAAGATGGAAAAATTCAACACAAAGGGAAAAAATGACATGTGAAAATTGTACTAAAAGAAGCGGTGTTTTGTGTGTAGAGCATAATACGATTGTCTACGCTGACACCAAAGCGTGCGAAAAGCACGAGGGGGCAGACTATAGCCCAACAGATAGTAGGATTGAAGGCGGTGGATTGTTTGATGTGGATGATGACCAATGACGATAAAAGAAATTCAAGAAGAACGAAAAAACGACTATGGTGATCCTAAAAATAGTTTTGGAGATATTGCAAAATTATGGAGCGTATACATCAACAGAAAATATAATTTAGGCGGCGATAGACCTCTTGACGAGACCGATGTAGCCGTAATGATGGTATTGATGAAAACCGCACGATTTGCGCATAAGAGAAAAGAAGATACCGCACTTGACTTGTCGTCATACGCTGATTTTGTTT